ATCCTCTCCAAGTCAAGCTTGTGGTCAATGGACTTGTCCCGGCGCTGCCGGTTACGCTCGTTTCCTCCCGCCCTGGTAGGATCGTGTTCAAGCTGCCAAGAACCCGCCAGCGGAGTACGTACAACCTGAGTATAGTTGTACAGCTTCACCGGCTGTTTGCTCTTCGGCTCCGGTGACAGGGAATTTTCCTCCATGGCGTTGCCCATTCTATGGAACGCCGTGTTTTCTGTAATCGCGGCCGCGGGGCTCAGCCCATACCCCCGCACAACCGTGAGTTTGTTCGTCGACGCGTTGGACGCGGTAACAAACATTATCTCACCCGTAGCGGGCACTTTAATCACATCTTTTTCCGCGAATAAAGAAGCGTCGGAAACAGTAAGCTCCGTTGCCGCGGCATCAGCGGCCACGGTCACCTCGCCCCAATACCCGCCCAGATCGGATTCCCACCAATGGAATTCCGTAGAATTCACTGCCTGCTTCCTCGCCCTCAACATGAATGTCGTGAACGGTGAAGCATTTGGAGCATAACGAGAAATTTGTTTGTCAACGGGAATATCCCGCCGTTCCCTGTTTAAGTCAAAAGTCAATATAGGCTCTGCCATTCGGAATCACTCCTTAATCAAATATTCCGCCTGGCTCCTTTAGGTTCCCGAAAATACTGTTGGCTATGGCTTCATCTTCTGAAAGCTGCCGCTCTGTTCTTCGAGTGCCACCCGTGGAGCCAGGCATTCTCGCGGCGCGTTTGTCCGCCCTCTTTTGGTCTTCCTCCTCCGCTTTTGAGACGTTAAGCCCCTTAGCGATCCGGTAAGCCAGTTCCATACCGTTAGGGTCCTTGGCAAGCTGCGGATACTTTTCTCCCAGCTCACTCATTACCGGCACCAATTCCTGAAAATCAGGATACTTCGCCGCCAGCTCGCTGGCCTTCCGCAAATAAAACTGCTCCGTCATGAACTGCTGAACCGACTGCAGCGCCGGGCCAATCTTCGAAATCTGCTCTTCTACCGCTTTCCCAACCCGCTTGTCAATAACGCTTGCGGGATCGTCATAAAACTCATCTAAAATGTCTCCCGGTTCTGGCTCCGCTTCAACAGCGCCTTGCGGCGGTTGCCCCTGCTGCTGAAGAATGAATTTCTCCAAAAGCTGGAGCCTCTGCTTCATCTCGTCTTTCTCCGTATCCCGTTCCCCTAGCTTTTTCTGCAAGTTTACATAAGCCGTTTCAAGCTCCTCCGGGGTTTTGTACTTATCAGCCAATAGCTTTTCCCCGGAACCTTCTTTGCGATCGTCCTCCTCCGAAGGGTCTCCCGTTTCGGGGCCTTCGTCCTCGGAACCGTCATCGTCGTTCTCAGAAGCGGCGGAATCGTATCCTGTTTCCGGGGATTCCGCGAATTCGTCATCGAACAGTCCATTGCCCATTTAGCATTCTCCTTCGTTTTTCTTTACACGGGTGTTCACATAGGAGAGGACCTCTTTCAGCGCGCGTATCTTCCCTTGCAGAAGGGCTACGTCCGAAAGAGCCTCAAAATCCTCTTCTTGGAGCCGCGAAAGAAGTGATTGTATTTTAGCCTTAATCGAATCTTCTAAGTACCGGTATCCCTCTGTTTTTGCCATGTCCGCCACGGGTTCTACAGAAAAGTCTTTCGCCACTACTTCTCCACCTTCTTTCTGCTCTTGCTCCCCCCTTTCCGCTTCTTTTTGGATATCGTAAGGACTGAAAAGCGTTTTAAGGCGTCTAACCACCCCTGATCGGAGCCTGACTTCTTTGTATTCTTAGCTATATCAACCACCCCCTCCCATTAGCGGCGCGCCCGGCGCAGCGCCCGGTGTGCTGGGCCCCGGCAGCGGCTTACCCGGCTCTCCACGGGTGCCTATGCCGCCGGAGAGCCGTCCAGGAATCCCGCCATTGGCTCCCTGCTGGCCCTGCTGGCCCTGCTGGCCCTGCTGGCCCCCTGCCATCTGCTGCATTAGCATTTGCTGCAGTGCTAACTGCTGCTGCTGGGCTAGCTGCTCTTGGGAATAAACGAACTTATTAACGTTCCTAAGATCGTAAGAAGCCATCCATGCCCTGAAAAGCTCATACTTATTTGCCCAAGGGATGTCCGCCGGAATAATAATGCTCATCAGCTGATTGAATTGCTGCCTCATATAATCCCGATTTGCTCCGGCGTCAGTGCTGGAGCCTGCCGGACGGTAATCATAATCCCCGGTATCGTCTTCCGGACTGAACTCCAGCCATGACTTGGCCCCCTCCTGGCCGAAAATATTGACCAACCTCGGCGCTGTAATAAACTGATGGTTATTCGCGTCCATCATGCCGGCCAGCCTCTTAATTCCCAGCTCCTCGAAAAGAAGAACCTTTACGTCAAACTTAACAGACGCGTTGGAACTTTTTGTCACAACCTCCGTTGCGGTTTCCTTCCGCCCAGGGTCCGTGCCCCTCACCACCGCCGGGACGCCCAAGCAATTTTCCATGTCTTGCTTAATGATTGCCTCATCCTGAAAAGCGGAACTCGTCACGTCGTTCATGTCAAAAGGCGTCACATCGTCATCATTATCAACATGAATAATGCCTTGCGGACGGGAAACAAGCTCACTCTCGTCTATATCGGCGCTCTTGCGGACCTTCCACATCTTGTTTAATACAAAACTAATATTATCGACCCGCTGATTCCGCAGTGTGTCCAGCTCAGCCTGCAAGTCCTTCATGATCGACACGGCGCTGCGCCCATAAAATTCGTTCGGCAGCGGCTCATATGAGTGGGCTATAAACGGCTTCTTCCCATGCATCCAGTATGGATTCTGCCCGTCGAAAATCAGGAACTGCCGGTTGATGATCATGGCATGCCTGCCGTCTTCCCAATAATGCAAAATCTCAAAAAGGTTTTTGTCCGCTTCCTCTAAGGTGGAATCTTCATTATTGTTTGGGGACAGTCCCACCGCCGTAACGCGCTCAAACCTTCCCTCTTCATACGGCTGGGCGTCTTGCACTCTCTCATAGTCAACGGCATACACATCCCCGCTTCCCGTTTCGTCGTAAAGCTCCAGGCGCGCTTGAATTTGTTCCTTTGTCAGCCACTCCCGCTGAAAAACATACCGGCAGGAATCAACGTCCTGCCCATGCGGATCCGGCCAAAAGTCGAAATAATCAATATTAACTATCTCATTATCGTCCCAAACCACCTTCTGAATCTCCCGAACCTCTTTCAGCGGCGCTCCGGGTACCGGCCCCATTTCCGTCTGGATTAACTGTTCTACTTCAACCTCTCGCTTAATCGCCTTTTCTTCATACCGCCACCCAACGCCCAACACCCCGGCGGGAAAAACCAGCAGACTTGTGAAATAGTCATAAAATTTATGAATTATCCCATTCTTTTCAAATTGCATGTCCAGAAGCGCCGCCGCTATTTTCCCGCGCTCTTCCCGCTGCAGCATCTCTTCCGGCGTTACCATCTCCCCGTGCGTAGGCATGGGAATAAAATCAATGTATGGCCGCGAAGAAAAAAGAGATTTCAAAAATCTTGACCGCAACGCGTCTATTTGCTCATATGTCCGCGGGATATGTAAGTTGCTCCGGCCGACATGCTCCTCGTCCAGCGGCTCACGGTAGCCCACATACTGCTTGTAACACTCAACCGCCAGCTCGTCATACTGTTTCCTCCACGCTTCCGCGTGGTCAAATTTTTCTAAAAGCTTTAACGCTTCTTCTACCGCTTTTTGCGTTTGTTTTTTCACAAATCCGCCCCCAGTCTAATAACCTGTAATCGAGGATACCACCGGCTTTAGCCGCCTTGCCCTGCGGTTTCGTATCTCCTCCGCCTCTTTCGGCTTCCTGGGCGCCGACGGACGCGACATCACAAAATATCGGTCGCAATCCTGCGGATGGTCTTCCTGCCGCGTGTTCACGTCATCCGGCTGCTCCTCTTTTACGACTAACGCCGGATATGTTCGCTTAGAATTTACGCAGGCTTTTGTAAAGGTCAGCCGCGGCGGCTTGCCGTCTTCCTCTCTCGGTTTCAACCATTCGTGCAGCTTCTTCCACCCGTTGATTCTATCGTTATCAGCTTTTCTCATAGGAATACCGTGCATCGCGAAGGTCTCCGCCGTGCTGACGCCCGTTCCGGTCTGCCTAGACCACAAAGCCGGGTCCGCCACCGTGTAAGCAATCTCTTCCCTGCTGCCGTCCGGATATTTAGACAGTTTTTTTATTTCCTCCGCCTGGTCGCTGTCCGTTTTATGCCTGGGATAATATTCCCTGTAGCAAACGGCGTCCCCGTCCGAATTTAGTGAGTACCATTTGCAGCACGCCCGATCAATACCGCCGTCATAGGATCTGATAATTTTATCCCCAATAGGCGGCACCCATTCCGCGCCATACGGCACGTGAATCTTCTCTTTCCACTCGTAAAAAGCCGCGCCCTCGCCGGCTGAAAAAGCCTCCTCCGGCGTTGCCGGATATTCTTGCTGATATGTGTTCGGCAAATTCCGCTTCGTCTTCTCGTACCAATCTTCATCCCTCGAAGGGTCCGCGTCCCACGGCAAAAACAATGGATAAAAACCGTTTTCCCCGGCAATAGCGCCATTCCAAACTTCCTCAAAAAAAGTATTCCTCTTACCCGACGAAATACCAATTACCTGCCCGCCCAGCGGCCGGTTAATCGTCGGGTAAGCCGCCTGCCATATCATTTTCGCAAACTGCTGAAACGCCCACTCGTCCAAAATAACCAACGAGGACGTAAATGAACGTCCCGAATCAGGCGCGGCGGGAAAACAGTTAAATGTTGAATCCTCTTTCCCCGGATGGTGAATCACTATTCCAAGCACCCCGCCGTCCCACGTCGGACCGGTCCAGCCTTCGGCTTCCTCGCTCCGTCTTATCAAATAGCCGGGCATGTAGCGCAAGATAAATTTGATTCTGCGAACCAGCTCCTTGGCTTCGCTTTCCCCCCTGGAAAGACCGGTAGCCCTGAATCCCGCCCGCGTCAGCATCCTCCAGACGGCGTAAATCAGCCCCAGCCAGGATAGGCCCAGCTGCCGCGCTTTTAACACTATACAGAGCCTGTTCTCCTCAAAAACCTTTAACGCCTTGTCCTGCGCCTTCCACGGCTTAAACTTTAACGCCAGCCCCTCCGTCTGCGGGTCTTCAATATAAACAAACTCCCTCGCGAAAAAATGAACGCTCTTCCTTATCCCATCCCATATCGTCTCAAGAGCCTGTTCGAGTTCACTCTGACCCATCGTCCGTTACCTCGGCTTCATAGATGGTCTTCGCCTCGCCGTCTTCCAAAACAGATACGGCGCGCAACGCGGCCTCCAAAATCTTCTTTCTGTCTTCTAACTTAATATTGTGGTCTACCTGAATCGGCCCGCCTCCCGGCCCCGTCAGCTCAACCTTACTTCCCGCTTTCATCCCGACACGGTCCAGAATATCCCGCGCCGCGTAAAAAGTCGTTGGGCTCTTTATGTCGCCCCTTTTATTAATCGTTAGCAGCGTTTCGGCGGCGCTCTTCGCCCCTTTTACCAGCTTCGCCTTTATCGCGTCCATGGATTCCCTCGTCAGCTCGGCCACTTGCGCCTTAACAATCGGTTCGGTAAACCACTGCTTCACCGTCTGCTGGGACACCCCTAGCTTCTCCGCAATCTCATTATAGTGCAGCCCGTCCAGCTTCATGCTTATCGCTTCGCAATGGCGCACATCAAGTTTCCTCAACGGCGATCGCGGACGCGTCTTCTTTTCCGCCTTCACTACCTCCGCCTTCTCAGTATCGTTCTTCTTAGTATCGTTCTTCTCGGTATCGTTCTTCTCGGTATCGTTCTTCTCGGTATCGTTCTTCTCGGTATCCGCTTTCTCCACCACGTCGCACCGCCTCCCGTAAAACAAAAAGCCAGAAACTCTTCGGACCGTGTCCGTAAAATTCCCGGCTTTTTATTGTTTTGCCCCTGCCCGCAGCTTTACCTGTAATTATGATACCACAAAAATGTCAAATTGTGTACCCCAAAGTGTCCAGAAAGTGTCCAGAAAGTGTCCAAACCCTTTTTTCGAACCAGAAAAGGCCGCCTTTATCGCGGCCTTCTCCAGGATTACTATTGTGTTATTGTGAGATTACTATTTTGTTCGCACTAAAATTGCTTGCCCCATTTTTTGGTTTGCCAGACCATTAGAAATGAGACGGCCTTCTGTTCTTCGGCTAGCCGCTTGCCTGCTTAATATGTGATAGCTGCGCAGCTTTATCACCTAGCCAAGAGCTCATCCCTCTGTTCCCCGCCTTCAAAGTTCGGACTAGCTATAACCAATATCCGCGCGGCCTTACTCAAAATTCGTTTTCTCATATCATAAAGCCCGCTGCGCGAAATGTGCATCCTCCCGCTTACTTCACCCATAGCCATATCGTCGAAATACCGGTAAGCCACAAACCGCTTCTCTTCTTCCTTCAGCCCCTTGTAAACAGACACCGTCTCCTTTATCTTCGCCTCCAGCTGAATCACCAGCTGCAATAAATCCGGCGGCAGTCCATACTCGCGATAGCTGTTCTTAGCCCCAAGGCAAACCGTGCCGCTGTGCCTATACGCCATCCGTTCGCGGCAGACCTTGAGCCGGTATATCCGAGATGGATAACTGTAGAATAAATCCTCTATGTACGAATCACTTTGAAAAGGGAGCACGGGCTAACCCCCCTTCGCCGATATTTTTTATTATCTTCATTGTATGTCCTTTTTACTGAAAAGTCAAATTACAGGCAGCGGGGGCACGAATTCGATTAGGGGTCAGACCGTCAGCTTCCAAAACCCCCCTCCCGCGGGTGATTTAAAAAGTGACTATTTTACAAAAAAGTTAGGGTTTTTAATGCGCCTGGGGCGGAACATTCATCTTTTTAAATGTTCCACCCCTTCAGCCCTTGGGGGAGTAGGATTTGCGCAATACCCCGGAACATTCATCTTTTTAAATGTTCCACCCCTTCAGCCCTTGGGGGAGTAGGATTAGAGGCCTCTTCGGAACATCTAACCGGAAAAAAACTTGTACTTTATATTAAAACAGGGGATTTAGAGAATGATTATTATTTACAGTCAATAGTAATCATTCTCTAACTCCCCTATTTTTACCTTTTTATATAAAAAAGATGTTCCAATGTTCCGGGCAGGCCTCAAACCGTTGTGCCCCATGGGCCGAGGGGGTGGAACATTTAAAAAGATGAATGTTCCACCCTAGAGAATGAAAAATTGGCTTTCTCTACTCTCCCAATGGATTGACGGGGTCGGTGGGGGTGGAACATTTAAAATCGAATGTTCCGCTTTGAATGTTCCGCCCCCAAAAAGTTCAAATTTGAATGCTCCACCTGAATGTTCCGGGTGTGGGAGGCTTTAAAAGGTAACAAATTAACAAAAAAGTTAGGGTTTTTTGCCGCGGCGTGAAACCCGCAAAGGGAGAAAAATCATTTTAAAATATACGGTAAGCCGGCAAGGGCTGGACCCGCAAAGGGAGAAAAATCATTTTAAAATATACGGTAAGCCGGCATGTTTGTTATCTGAATATTCGTGCTTTTATAATTATAAAAGTCATAATATTATGCAATATGCAGCGACACTTCAGCGGAGTACCATACGGGTCTGGAGAAAACGGCGGGCCGGGGACCCCTCCCCACCCCAACCTAGGCGGCCAAAGCCTGAAAAGGCTGAATTATGTGCGCAAATCAGGGCAAAATCAGCCGAAAAGTGTGCTCTAGTTTACATAAGACATATTATGCGAAGTAGTTTTTCCCCACCTATTTTCAGAATTTTCGGTGGTTAGATGGTGGGGTGGGACATTTTTGTCCCACAGGGCCGGGCGGTGGGGAGAGCCGGCTCAA